CTCCCCGGCCAAGGTGTGACGGATGCCCGAGATTAGGCGTCCGGAGTGGCGGCGGTGTAAACCGTCACGCAGCCGTGTTGCTTGCCGCGGAAGAAAATCTTCTCCACGCCCAGCAGTTCCTCGATGGCGACGCCCGGACGGAACTTGTAGTCCTTGTCGCGATCGGTTTGCGGGGTCGGCATCTGCCCCCACGCCACGGCGACGGCTTGCGCGCCGCAGAGCATGTTGACGTCGACGTCGATGCCGCCGTTGCCGACACCGGCCAGAACCGGCATTTCCTCGATTTCGCGGTAGATCACGCCGCGATACAGGAGGTCCCCGTCTTGGAAGATCGGGTTGCTCTCGACCGAGCGAGGCCGCGCATCGCGGTTGGCCGCCGTCATCACCGGGTCTTGTTCCAGGTCGCGGAAGGACCGCGAGCCGCAGAACAGGACGAACCACTCGTTGCCGTCCTTGGTCTTGTAGGGCCGGACGTTCGGAGCGGCGCCCTTCGCCATGCGCTTGGCGAGGTTGCCGATGGCCACGGTCAGCTTGTCGTCCGTGGCGTCGATGGTGGCCAGAGCCGCCGAGTGGTCGCCCGCCGAGTAGTTCGAACGCAGCTTGCCGAACAGCACGCGGTCGCGGTTGTTCTGCAGCCAGTTGTCCTTGTCGCTCTCGGTGGCGATGTAGTTGCCGGCGGTGATTTCGTAGCCGCCGTTGGCGCTTTCGGTGGCGACGCCGTAGCGGATGGGCGTGTTGGTGGCAGCCGACGGGATCACCGACAGGAAGGCGTCGATGATATCGTCACGGAGGCGTTCGGCCTCCCATTCCCGCAGCATGTCGCGGGCGGCGTCCAGCAGGTTGATCTCGGTCTTGTAGGACGTCGACTTCGGCACGCGAACGCCGTGCCGACGCCAGTCGACCGAAATGGGGAAGTTGTAGTTGCCCAGCTGCTCTTCGTTGCCGTCCAGCACCTGCGAGCCGCTGACGCCCTTCCCGCGCAGCTTGGTGATCAGCGGGATATTGATCGTCTTGCCCGCCTCCTCCTGCAGCTCGTACTTCGTGATGATGATGTTCGTGGGTCCCTTGCCCATGTAGGGGCGGAACTTCGAACCGCGCACGTACTCCGAGAAGTAGGACTTGACCCACTTCGACTTTTCGGAGGCGGTGGCGAGGACCGTTTCGGCCATCGTCGTAGACCTTTCTGCCGGGATTACCGGTCGAATTCGGAGGCGAAGGGGTCCTCGACGGTATCACCCGCCTTGGGACCCGCCGCCGAAGGCCGCTGCGCGAGGCTTTGCGGACGTCGGGCGGGCTGTTCGCCTTCCTTGGGTTGCTGTTGAGCGGCAGGGGTGTCCTTGCCGCCCTGTTGGGCCTTCCACGCCTTGAACTGCTCGTACTCCGGGTCCGAGGAGGCCGCGCCGCCGCCAGCTTGGGCTTCGAGCGCCGCCTTGTGCAAGGACACGGCGTAGTCGTAGGGGTCAGCGTGTGCGAAGAGCGTCTTCGCGAACTTCTCGCCGTCCGGGCCTTCCATCTGGGCGTTGGCCCATTCGAAGGCGTCGGTCACCACGTCGTCCCCGTGCGTCTTCCGAGCATGGTACTCGGAGAAGTTGAGGCGGTCGTTCAGCTGGACCACTTGGGCTTGCTGCGCGACGTACGCGGCGTGTTCGGCGGGGTGGGTCTTCGGGTCCGGGATGGCCCGACGGGCGATTTCGGCGTCTTCCGCGCCAAGGCGGTCCTCGATCCGCTTCAAGCGGGCGGCGAGTTCCCGGCGACGACGCTTTTCGCTGTCCAGCGCCTTCTTCGGAACCATCGGTTCTTCAGCGGCAGCCTTCTTGTCCTTGGCGTCCTTGCCGTCCTTGTCGGCGTCGTCCCCGTCCTTCGGGTCCTTGTCACCGTCTTCGTCATCGTCTTGCCCGGCGTCGTCCTTCGGGGTCTTCCCGTCGGCATCGTCGCCGCTGGTCTTGTCGTCGCCTTCATCGTCCGTGCCTTCGCCACCCGCAGCCGGGGTCTTCCCGGTATCCGAGCCTTCATCGGCATCGGCGAATTGTTCGCCGCCATCGACCAGATCGTCGAAATCGTTGTCCCGTTCGCTCATTTACTCTCTCCTCTGCCCGTAACGGCGGCATCCCGAGCGCCCGAACCCCGGCGGCAGGTGAACCCGTTTATTCGGCGGGTTCTTCCGTCTCGCCCGATCCCCCGGCGTCGGGTTGCGGCGTTGAGAGGATTTCGTTGGTGGTGCGGGCACCCTCCATCTGAACCCTCGTCGCCTCGGCGTCGATGCCCGCGAGCGTTTTGTCCGCTTGCACCGCCGTCCGAATGTGTCCTTGCTCGGCACCGGCAAGGGCGGCTTGGCCTTGGGCCTCCTTGAGGCCCGCGTCCGCCAGCATCTGCTTGATCTTGGCCTCCAGTTCGGCCATCTGCATCTGCATGGTTTGTTGCTGTTGCTCTTGGGCCGCCTTCTGGGCCGCTTCCTTCGCGGCCCTGATCTTCTTGATCAACTCCCGCTTGCGCGGCATGTTGGTCATTTCGAGGAAGATTTCGAAGGGGACCTCTTGAGCGTAGTTGGGGTTGGAGGACACCATCGCTCGGAGTTCGGTGATCTGCTCCGCCATGATGGTCGCCGTTTCCGGCGCGCTGTCGATCATGACGTCGATGCCCATTTCCGCGACGTGGTTATCGAACCCGAATTCCTCCCCCGTTGCCTGTTGGACCATCACCGGCTGCCCGGTAGCTTCATCAAGCACCGGCTGACCCGCTTCGTCAAGTTGGGGGACTTCCGGAGGCTGCTTGGGCTGGTTGAGGCCGAGGAACTCCACGGCATCGGCGTCGTTGGTGACGCGGATGAACATCGGGACGTCCCAATCCTGCTTGATCCGGCACCAGATTTGCTGGTACACGCGCAGTTCCAAGTCNTCGAACTGCTCCAGCACCAAGGCCAGTTCGATCAGGCCCGCCTGTTGCCGGGCGAGCATCGCGCGCCCCGAAGTGTCCGCCCCCTGACGGCCCAGCATGGCCGGGTTGGGGGAGAAGCGCTCCATTTCGCCCTTGGCCTCGTTCAGCAGGGCCATGTTGCCCGCCGACCGGTCGGACCCGGCGACCTTCTTCCAGCCGTAGGGGATCACGCCGTCCGGACGGGCCGCTTCCTTGCGGGCCTCGTCGGCGCTGACTTCAATGGCCGAGGGGTCAGCCGCCTCGATCTGGTTCGACGAGATTTCCCACAGGGCCTTCTGGCGGCGCTTGTTGATTTCGTCTTGCAGGTCGATCAGGTCGGTAGCGTATCCGACCCGGTTGTTGTCGATATCGACGTAGCAGCTTTCCGCCACGATGGGGTTGCAGGGCTTGCCCTTGTCGTCCAGATAGGGGCTGACCTCTTCCTCGATGATGCCGCCTTCCCAGAAGAGGCAGCGCATCCACTTGCCCTTGACCTTCTCGAAGATTTCGACGACCTGAACGCGCTTGAACTCCGGGTCGTACCAGCCTTGATCGATGGGCCGGTCGTCGAACGTGTCGTCCGTACCGTTGCCCGTGCGACCGGACAGGCCGCCCGCGTCGAACAGGGTGTCCAGCTGCACCGAAACGGCTTCCGAGACGCCAAGTTCCTTGACTTCATCGGTATACATCCACTTCGCGATGCCCATGTACCGGGCGTCGGCGAAATCGACGCGCTTCGACCGGGGGTCGTAGAAGAACTCCTCCCAGCGGATCGGGATAAGGGGGATATCGCCCTTTTCCTCGCCCAGCCCGACCAGAACGGCGCAGACGCCGCCGAGCAGGTTGTCCTTGAGCAGATACTTCTTCTCGTGCTTGAACCGGTTCTGGTGGGTGACATACCGCAGGCATTCGGTCGCCACGCCCGAGGCGGCGTCGTCCTTCGGTTCGCGCGGGAGGCCGAGGGGAGCCGTATGGGAGTTGGCCACCACCCCGATGATGCCGTTGATCGCCACCCGGAAGCGGTTGATGATCGTGTCGGGCTGTCCGCGCTCTTCCAGTTCGTTCCGCTCTTCGCGGGTCAGCTGGCCGTCCTTGTCGTAATACTTGTAGTGGACTTCCTGCTTCTTGCGGTTGTCCTGCGTAATCGACTGAAACTCCTTGAAGCGGCTCTTCCACTGTTCAAGGGTCTTGACGTACTTGGGTTCGGGCGGCGGAGGGTCCGAGGCGATGGCATCGGGCACTTCGTCGAACAGTTCTTCGGCGTCAGCCATCACATTACCTTCCAGTTCTTCGGCTTCGACTTAGCCTTCTTGAAAATCTTGGCCCACCGATCCTCTTCGGGGGGCTTTTGCTCTTCCGCAGCCTTGCCGACGGCGCGGATTTTGGCGTTGATGGCCAGTTCGCCCATGCTGTCGGCGGCGTGGCTATCTTCGTTGTGCAGCGGACCGGTGAAGACGCCCAGCGACTGGTTGAACTTCTTCCGGTAGGATTTCAGGTGGTCCGTGCCGACCTTCGTCCGTTCGTCGTTGAAGTACATGAACGGCAGGAGGCGGCGGACGGCGTTGATCCGCTCTTCCGGGTCCCGCGCAACCCCGACCCGGATCGTCCCGAGGCCCAGCTTGTGCAGCGTGGCCTTCCGGGTCTGCCCACCGGCACCGATTTCCCGCACCATCACGTCGTGGGGGAGATAGTGCATGCCGAACTTGTAGTGGACGGCCCGCTCGTTCTTGAACGCCTCCCTGACGATGGTGTCAAGGCCGACGTCGGACGTCTCATAATAGTCGATGACCACGACCTTGTTCGCGTAGCGCTGGAAGAACCAGATCGTGGTGTAGTCGTCAATGCCCAAGTCCCACGCGGTGTCCACGACGACATTCGGGTCGTGCGGGAAATTGCCGAACCGGCCCGCCGTCTGCGCGACTTGCAGTTCGTTGGCGTAATAGGCACCG